AATCCACCCTGATAAGGACGACAGTAAGACTGCTGATGAGGACGAGTTTTACCGCAACCTTGTTGAGGAACTCGATACAGGGCAAATCTCCACCCTGGGAATCGACCTCCTCGAATACATCGAGCGGGATAAAGATGCCCGAAAAGACCGCGATGACAAGTATGCCGAAGGAATTAAGCGAACAGGACTTGGGGATGAAGCGCCTGGAGGCGCTGCATTCGTTGGAGCGTCTGAAGCAGTTCATCCGATGATGTCAAAGGCGACGGTTTACTATCAGTCGCATACGATTGGTGAACTCTTCCCTCCTGGTGGTCCGGTTAAGGATGATATCGTAGGCAAGGTTACACCGGCGAGGGTAGAGAAGGCGCGGCGCAAGTGCGAGCATATGAACTGGCAGTTTAAGCGCCAGATGCCCGAGTTTCGTAATCAGCTAGAGAAGTTGCTCAGCCAGCAGCCACTCGGTGGCTCGCAGTATATGCGCCTGGTCTTTGACTCGGTCCAGAAGCGTCCCGTTCCCTGTTTCTTCTCTTTGGATGATGTTTACATCCCGGAGGGCGCAGGTGACTTCTATTCAGCTGAGCGCCGTACGGTGCGTACCTCGATCACTCAGGCGGAGTTTGATAATCGCGTACGCACAGGATACTACATCAAACCGACTTCTATATCTCCACCTGCTCAACGCCAAGGCGAAGAGACCGAGGCGGAAAAAGCCCAGGACAAGGTGCAGGGCGTTGATCGCGATACCTATAACAAGGATGGTAATAGAACAATCTACATCGTTGAGGCATTGGCGGTCATCGAGGACGCGGATGACATTAAGATTGCGGGCGACCGTCCGAAGATGGAAGACGTTGAGGAAGATGCGGACATTCCGCTTCCATACCTTATCGAGCTGGATGCACACTCGCATCAGATAATGCGGATAACCCGTAACTGGGAGGAGGACGACGAGCTTCATCAGAATATGTGCTGGATCGTAGACTTTGAGTTCCTACCTTGGGAGGGTGCGCAAAGTGTCGGTCTTATCCATCTTGCGGGGTCCTTGGCCGGCGCTGGTACTGGCAGTCTTAGGGCTTTGCTTGATGCTGCTCTGGTTAATAATCTCCAGACGGGATTAAAGCTTAAAGGGTCCGGCATGGCCGGCCAAACGCTTGGCTTGAATATCGGTCAACTGACTGAGATCGAAGGAGGGGTAGGTGCTAAGGACATACGAGAGGTTGTCATGCCCCTGCCGTTTAATCCGCCGAGCCAGATGCTTTACCAGTTGCTCGGCTGGTGTACGGATCAAGGAGAGGAACTTGTACGCACGACGTTTGAGAATCTCTCCCAGGACGGCGCACCCAATATGCCGGTTGGGACGACCCTGGCTCTAATCGAGCAAGGTCTGAAAGTCCTATCGGCTATCCATAAGAGATTACATCATGCGATGGATCGTCTGATTGGCGTTCTGCATCGCATTAACCGACTCTATATTACTGATGATGAAATTCGTGATGAGGCAGGAGAACAACTCGCGTACCGGACCGATTATGAAGGGCCGGTCGATGTCGTCCCGGTTTCCGATCCTGAAGTCTTCTCCGACGTTCAGCGTTTCGCACAGCTTCAGATTGTACAGCAGCGGTCGGATATGCACCCGGAACTGTACGATGCTCATAAGGTCGAGGAGCTGATACTTCAGAGGACTAAGCTGCCGAATGCGGTTCAGCTTCTGAAGCCGCTGCCGCAGATTACCGAGATGAATCAGGTGAACGAAAACGTCGCCATGAGTCTCGGTAGGCCGGTCGCCGCTTATCCGGAACAGGATCACCTGGCGCACGTCCAGGTATTACTGGATTTTATGCAGTCCCCAGTGCTAGGTGGGCTGCCTACGATAGCTAATAGGTTCCTAGGCCCGGCTGTGCAGCACCTTAGCGAGCACATCCTTTATTGGTATGTAACCCATATGGTTGACGTTACCTCTAAGGCTACCGGGGCAGATACCGGCAAGATCGCGCGCATACATCATAAGAATAAAGAAGTTGGCCTTGAGATGGATAAGACTTTAGCCGCTGCCTCGAAGACAGTTGTGCAGGCTGCGGGCCAAGCATTTCAGCAAATCCCGCAGATTATTCAGCAGGCTATGCAACAGCTTAAGAGCATGCAGCAGCCGCAACAGCAGCCCGATCCGACTGCCCTTGCCGTTGCTGATAAGCGCGCACAGGCTCAGGCAGCTACCGATCAGAGCCGCGAGAAGATCGCAGGTATGCAAACTGATGCGCAGGGTAAGAAGACCCAGCAGGATAACGCTACGGATCTGCAACAGACTCAAGTCGAGCAGGCGGGTGAGACGGCCCGCACTCAGCAAGAGATAGCCGCTCACGAGCGGATTAATGCGGAGGACAATGCTACCGCCCTGGAAATTGCCGCCGCTAAGATCGACACAGGGCACTCGACTAATATATCAACCGGGACCGGCCTTATGGGGCACCACGGTCCCGAAGCAGGAGGAATAGGCTAATGGCTAAGCATCCGCATCGTCATGGACAGCATCGTGAAGAAGGCCAGGAGGAAGCACCAGTTGAGGAGACATCGTCAGAGACTTCGGGCGAAGCTTCTCCACCTACTGAATCGGCTCCCGTTGAGAGTGTTCCCGAAAACGAGGACCTAGGCGAGCGTATTCGGTTGATCGAGAAGCGTCACGGTAAGGAGTTCATGGCAGTCCTGGCCGATGTGCATGACCATCTATTCGGTAAGACCCCGCCTGAACCTAAAGAGACTCAACCGGAGGATACAAGTGGCAATTGATGCAACTTCGGATGACCGTACTGCGAATAACGTAATGAGGCATGAATACCGTATCCTTTCCGATGAGGAAAAGCTTCAGATGAAGGGGATAAAGGATATTGGAGTTGACTTCGTTAACTTCTGTAATGACGTAGGGAGGTCACGGGAACTCTCCCTTGCTATTACGAAGATGGAAGAGGCGGTTATGTGGGCAGTTAAGCATATTACACGATAGGAGGTGAGTTATGAGTGGTGAGCCAATTATGACTAAACACCAGAATATGGCCCAAGGTAGGAGTCCATATGAGGAGTTTAGCGAGACCATCATCCGGGGCATGGTGCACACTACGACGACCATAGTCATACGACTGATCCGGAGAAGGAGGGATCGCAGCATCACGGAGAGCATGGGCATCATCATACGCCAGTGCATCATCCAGAGCATCATCACGGGGGGCATAAGCATATGCACCATCACCACCCCTCGGAGCACGACGGCGGGCACGGCGGACACCCTACCCATGGGCGGAAAAGGAACTTCTAGCTGTAACGTAGGCTAGACAGAAATTTGCGCAGCCCCCCGGAGTAGCGTACTATGCCCACCCCAGATAGGTTCCTGTCCCAGCTGAAAGAGCTGAGAGTGCAATATGCACTTGAAGCACTGAGTCCGCATAAGAGGAGCCAATCAGCGTACGGTTATGGATTAGCCTGCGGCGTAGTTCAAGGCTTAGAAATGGCCGAACGCTTGTTAAATGATGAGATAACCGCACAAGAGGAGTTTGAGAATGGATCGAAGCTTGCCGCACAAACTGGAACCACCTCGCGACCGAGGCGTTAGCCGCGACCGTCTTGCCACAGTAGGAGGTAAGACCGAGGGAATTTTCAGGAAAGCTGCGTACAAGTACGATTCCTTGGAACAGGCTTTCCCAAAAGCTGATCCTGGTCTCGTACCCTTCGGCTCCGACGTACTCGTTCAGCTTAAGACGCCCCCGACGCACTCAGCGGGTGGCATCGCGCTGGTTGAGGAATCACGCGAAACAGACCAATGGAACATGCAAGTGGCGAAAGTTATCGCCTTTGGTCCGGTCTGCTTTTGTAATCGCGAAACTTTGAAGCCATGGCCGGAGGGTCAGTGGTGCCAGGTTGGCGATTACGTGCGCGTGCCCAAGTACGGTGGAGACAGATGGTGGGTCGATGCCGATCATGACGATGGGAAAGCTCTGTTCGTTCTCTTCAACGATATGGAACTAAAGGGTAAGGTGCCTGAAGATAAGGCACTTGAAATGGTTGCCTATATCTAACCCCTGATAAGAGGTTGCAATGGCCGCAGAGAAAGATGAAATCATCCCAGTCGGCCCTGGTGCTGACGAAGATGTGCGTGAAGAGTCCGAGGAACGCGCCGAGGATCTAGCCGAAGGCGGTGAACCGGAGGATCAAGAGGAAGAGGAACGATTAGGCCAAGCCGAGGAAGGCGAGGAGGATGAACGAGAGGTCATCCGTCGCCGACGGCGGGCTGAAAAAGCACGTAAGAAGGAAAACCGGAACCGTGACCGGTTGGAGTTGAACTTCCTTCGCCAGCGAAACGAGCAGTTAGAGCGCCGCCAGTCGGAGCTGGACTCTCGGGTAGCTAACGGAGAAATGGTACTGATAGATAATAAGATTGCGGAACTTGACTCCCAGATTCGGGAGGCCGAGCGAATCAAGGCGATGGCTATCGATAAATCCGATGGGAAGTCGGCAGCTGAAGCCGACCGGATAGCTAACGACCTTCGGGCAGGACTCTACACCCTGCAAAACGTGAAGAACCAGAGGACGCTAGCTGCTCAGAC